CACGGTATAACATTAAGGTTTAAAGCTTAATGCCAACCCAACCTCACTTGGTGTGAGGGAACCCATCGAAGGCTGTAACGTGCCTTCACACGAAACACTTCTCCCGCGGCCCAGACTACGTCTCGGGCTGGGTTCTCTAAGAACCACTGGAATAGGTGCTCGTGCCCGTCGGGTTTGGTCTTAGATACCTTGTTTTCGACTACAAGGATCCTAGTTTCCAAACGGCAGAACTGCTCGTTCCACCGTGTGCGAGTCTGTCCTCTGTGACCCGACACAATCCCAAAAACGGTTGATTCCGAATCCTTTCTTGCGATGTCTTTTAGGTATCGCTGAGGAATGGTTTCTAGCAGGTGCCGTGAAGCATTCCAAAATCCTTTAAGATAAAGGTTATTGGCGCACTCCACGGTAGAAACCAAGGAATCCGGCTGACGAGGTTGAAAAGTAGTGAGGACATTAGCGGGCGTAACATTTTGCCCGATAAATGCATCCATCCCACAGGACTCTCTAAAGTACCCTTTTGAAAAGGACTTAGAGATGTTCACTTTGAGTTGGAGCACTTCTAATATCTCACAAATCTCGTCGAATACGTACGTAGGGACTATCATATCGTCCCCATATACGCGGACATACTTAGCCGCATCAGACATCTTGGTCCCTGGATACTGCCATAGGATAACACCTATGCAGACCATGGAATACACGATAGTCTGAATTGGAAAAGTAAAGGCTGCGCCTTGTGCGGCGAATTTCTTCATCCGCACCACCGAACCGTCCGGAAATTGAACATCCGGAGTCCGAGCAGCATTGAGAACCTCCATGAAGGAATAATTCCTTCTGAAGGCACACTCAACAACTGCACAAGACAAGCGGTCCGATGCTGATGACAGGTCAATAGTCGAAGACAACCCGTTATCAGAGGCATCAAGAGCCATCTCTCTAGAAGGTTCCTGAGACCTAAAATCGATGCAATGTCTTAAGAGCGAATGCTTTACGTTCTCACGTAGAACATTCATAATGCCCTGTTGGACAAATTGCGACGATATTGGCTCCGAGGCTATTAACCTCGGTCCTTTAAAGTCTTTCGGAACACCGATTAACTTGCATGGAACTGAGTGGCGCGCCTCTGGCGTACCATCCCATATCTGGTGTGATACCAGACCATACTTGTCGATCGGAAAGATGGACTCTAACCGAAACGGCCAGGTTGGGAACTCATATTTTGAGTTCTTGAACTGTTCCGAGACGGCGCCTGGTCCGTGCTTTGGTACGAACCATTCTGGCTTGAACTTGAACCTTCCGGCAAGCCGGTCGGAGACTCTTTGGATGGAGTCGAGGATTCCAAGAATCCTTTGTCTATCTTCAAGAGAATAGTTTTTCGCCAGGCCATCTCCGTCATCGAAGTGCCTGTGACCCAAATCAACAAAAGTGGGATAACCACTAATGATGTTAAGGTCATCAGAGCCCCAAGACAGACGAGGATGATGGAGCTGCTTCTCGATGGATGCGAACTCAAGGTATTTCTCCTTGACAGCATCTACCGGGGCGTCGATTCGAAATTTCTTCGCAAACTTTAAAATTTGGCGAAGACAGCGAACCGGCTCAGCTCCAAATTCGTACCGGACACAACCGACTTCTGTAAAGATCTTTGAGAAAAGAGCCTTCAGAATGGTGCATTTATCCTTTCTCACGAAAGGCGCACCAGTCATCAGCGCTCGATCTCCTCCGTCCAATGCCCTTTCAAAGGCAGAGCATAGAGAAGGGAGTTCCACGAGTAATACTCGTAGACCCCTAGACTTTACAGACTTGGCGATCTTTTCATAATCGCAGTCGAGAGTGCCCTTACCAAGATCAAGCATTTCCTCAGTGTCCAATAACAGACCCCTAAGAATATGCAGGAGTTGGTTGGTAAGTTTTGCATTATCCATTGACACATCCTTTTGTCAGTGTGCACTGATGCTATTGCACCAGCCGAAATACCCCGTGTAGTAGATGTCCTTGCGGTTAGCTCTCGAAGTTGTTAAGCTTCGCGATGTTCCCCGCAGTGCACATCCCCGCGACTGCGATAAGGCTGTCATCGACAGCTGTAATATCATCAGTCGAATAGTGCGTAAGGGTTGCCGAAGCATCCCGAACGTACTCAGGGGTAGTGCTCGTTGCAAAGACCGTATGACGGAGAGAAATGTTATGGCGCCATTTGCGCCGCCCATCACTCTCAATCTTAAGTTCTTGCGAACGAATGAACATCTGGAACGACTGAGTTGCCTCAACAAGGCGATACTCAGAAGCTCCACGACCGGAATCAACGCGGACCAAGTTCTTGGCCACGCCTCCGATCGTTACGGCGGTAGGATCTGCAAAAGCCATAATGGCTACCTTTCTTTTGGGTTTAAAAAGACGATGAACCTCTAGCTCTCGTTACATTTAGAGCAGAGATAGTCGCCAGGTGGGACGGTTGGAAAATGTTAAATCCAGCGTCCGTGCGTAAGAAGGTGGGCACGAAGATGGCTCTAGATTTAGAGTCCCTTCTGTAACTTCCCGGCGTCGCAGTCAACCATGACTGAAACGCTGTAGGAGTACACTCCATCTCGGTAACAGTATGGGTCATTATAACAGCACCGGAAAATTGACATCCCTGTCGATTTCCCATGATGCTTATAATTGACCCGACGTTGAAGAACCAGTCGGATGCCCAAGTCCAAGGCAATGCATTCCACACTTGAAGTGGGAATTCATAGTCAAGGCCGAGAGCATCCCTTAGCTGTTCACGTCTGCTACCGGTTAGAGACGCACCAAACCTGATAGGATCAACATTCCACTGTGCAGCGTACCATTGCCTACCGGCAGTGGTCGTGTTACACGTACCAACAACCGTAGTTAAAGAAGACTGAAACGTCTGCTTGCTATGTTGTTGGTTGGAAAATGATCCTAAATCACCTTGTGTTCTAAGCTGACCATTTTTGACCTGCTTGAATTTCTTACGTCTCTTATCGAGATAGTCAGAAATGTCAATCATGTCGGAAAGGTCTTGAAAGAACGGACGCCAGCCAAAATCCCATAAGAGGTAATCTTGGCCAATGCGTCGCCCCGTATAATATTGGTGCAGTCGTCGATGAGTTACTTTCCATCCACGATGTGCCCAAATATTACGAAGGGCCAAGGCCCGTTCACGCATCTGTTGATACATGGACGGCATATCCTTCAGCTCATACAAAGCGTTCGGAATCGATACGCTGGGTTCCCCAGGATGTGAGTCAGCTATTGCCGATGTAGCATCCCTATAAGGGGTAAGCTGAGGGAGATGTGATCTAACCAGGACATTGAACCAATCAGCCGGGTAGGAAGTAAACTTCCTATAGTTTACCCCGACTGAATTATTAGAACCGTCCAAGATAATGGGATCATTTGTGTATTTGTTAAGAGTCAACGGATTATTTCCGTTAATATGACCAATAACATCATCACAAACTTCTCTCCAGCTCAAGATGGACTGAAACGAATCAGGCTGATTCGAAAAAGTCTTTGAGCCGTTGATATAGTTCCCATCACGAGTACGGTGTCTAATATCAAATGCCATGATTAGGGTTACTCCTTCACTGTGAGGTTAAGACGTCCTTGTCTTAAGGATCGCCATGCCCCCCGCGTAAGCGGGGG